TTACTCCATTATCTAAATTAAACTTGTCTAAAACTCACTGGGTGGCTCTCGATCTGGACATCCATGTTTATTACATTTCCGAAAATCAAGAGCACTATTCCTAATTATCAATTCCGTATTCTTTTCAGTTAGCTCACGGATACGCTGACGCAATTCTTCTATTTTTGCATACAAAGTATCTATTTTAGTATCCAGTTCACCCACTCTTTTTTCCTTTTTCTCGTATAATTCTTTCCATTCATCAGCATACTGAGTAATGTTATCCGCTTCTGCTTTTTTAGCTTCTGCGGCAGCCTTACGTTTTCGAGATTCATAAAACATGAATGCTCCAATTAACGGCAGGCCTGCTGCGCTGATAAATGATCCTATCAACTGGACTATTTCTTGCATTTCCATCATTTAAAGTAAAAATAATATGCCTAAATAAGTGGATAATAAGGCTGCTATCTCAATCCAGAACATCGGCTTGCTCTGGTAGAACTTATACCAAAATGCGCCCTCTTTTTCTTTGGCAATGCTTAATGCAGTATACCCTACATAGGCAAGCCATACTAACAACATTGGCCAGAGGTTCAATGCCACCCAAAGTTGCGATCCGGCAATACAGATGATTGCTCCAGCAGAATGTATCTTGCTCTCATAATCATCTTTGAAATTGGGAGCTGAACCAACAAAGAACATGCCAGCACAGGACAGAAATGCAACCCATTCCGTGTTTGGTTTACTTACCTCCAATATTGCAGGCATCAATAAACCGGCAGTCAGCCACATCGTTGCCATAAACCACAATTTATGCTCCAGATAGTAATAGGTAGCACTTATGGAATAAGGCACACCTTTAGTCTTTACACACACAGCAGCCGTGTAGGCCGCAATAACAAGCATTGAAATAATCGTCAAAATAGTTATCATACCAATCTTACATTTATGTTAATCAATTCTTTCAAATGGGCATATACCGGATTAATCGTACCGTAGAAGCAGTAGTATTTCATTCTTACGCCATCTTCTATTTCCGTGTAATACTTTTCCTGTTCAAGCGTCATGCCTGGCGCATAGAGTTTGGGATCGTATTCCGTGCCTTTGTGATTTTCGTCCATGCGCTCATAAAGAGCAGCCGTATCTACCGAAGGAGGATATATTTCGAGAACCGGATTTATCGGTTGCCGGACTTTCCATAACCAGTCATCGTTAATTACCCGGTTGCCGGTATCCAACTTCCCGTTAATAAATTCTTTCCATTCAGCATGTGCGTATTTGGCACTAATCGCTTCATCATCCGTCAGCGACATTGCAGACACAGATTTACGGGTGATACGGGATAACTGCTTCTCGGAATCGTGCGTTTCCGTGTAGTTTACAGCTTCCTGTAATTCGGCTGTTGTCCTATGGATTACATCGGGATAGCCTGTCACCTCAATCACTTCTACATCTTCCACTGTCTCGGCTGCTTCAATATCAGAGAGAAACTTTTCTGATAGACCTATACAGATATCATTGTAGTCTGCCATCTCATTGAGAGCTTCCAATAACAGAGCTGATTTATACGAATTCCCGTTTACTTCAACCGTATCTTTTCGGGCACACTGGTCTTTTAGAGACAAACGGTCGTATGTATATACATCGTTGTCCTCTATGTAGTAGTGCCGGTAGTCGGTGTTGTAGACTTCCTGACGCTTCAAGTCTTTTGCAGTTTGAAGTTTTTCTTCCGGTGTCGGTTCGGGAATGGGTGTCAATTGCATATTGAACACTTCTTCTACGGATGCACCTTCGTTTGCCTCTTTAAAGGCAATCTGTTCCTCTGTCAGCAAAACGTACTTTCCTGCAACATAATCTTCCCATGTTGTGCCGACCTCGTAGTTAACGGTATCGAGTTCTTCCGGCATTGGGACGTAGATACGTACTGCATCCTTTTGTATGTATAGATAATTATCCATATTATTTATATTTGAAATAATGTAAAACTATAATTCCAGACCCTCCGTAAGTTGATTTTTGGCGTGAAAAACTATTCCTGCCACCACGACCTCCGTCTCCTCCGTTTCCTGTATTATTAATTCCGTCTTTACCTATATCGCTATCATTTCCTCCTTCTCCGCCAGATGCATATAACTTATCGTTGAATGGACATTTAGTCGTACTCCCTTGTCCATATCCGCCTAAGTAAGAATAATAAGTACCACCATTTCCTCCATTAGTTCCACCCTGTTGATAAGGTGCGCCACCACCTGAGCCGCCATTTCCTCCATGAGCTTTTTGAGTCTCTGGATTCCCTGTACCATATAACCCACCTTTACCACCTTGGGCACTATATGAGGTATTTATAAAATATGAATATTCACCATCCACACCATTTGAATCTAAACTATTATTCGATTTACCCTGTCCTATTTTTACTGTTAATTTTTGTCCAGGAGTGACCGATATCCCATAATATACTTTTGTATATCCGGCTCCGCCACCTGCCCCTGGATAATAACTACCGCCACTACCTCCACCTCCGCCTGCTCCAACTACAAAAGCATCGATAGATGTGCATCCGGAAGGTACTATAAATGTCCCGGAAGATGTTAATTTTTCTACAACTTCAATTAAAACCTTTTTCCGTCCTATCGTCCTTCTTCTCAACATATCAATCCTTCTCTTTAACGGTTATTGAATACATGACACCACTCGTAGCGATCTTCAAAATAGACATCTCGAAAGGCACGCCGGAAGTAGTGGTAATAGAACTACCGGACATTGATCTAAAACTGCCAGTAGTAGGGATAGGCTGCGTAAAAGAAGCAGTAGGATTACAATCAAGGTATATCTCTTCGCCTACATTCAGTGCCCTTGCAGACTCATTTATCGACAGGTTTGAAGCGGAAGACAGGGTAGCCTTAACCAACCTCTTGCTTGTCGGTATATTCACAAGAGTGGTGACAGAATTACTCCCTGTGCCGAAGTTTACTATATCATCCACCCTCTTCTTGTCCTCCGCCGACATATATCCCGCAGTGGTGGGAGTAGCGATAGGGGGAGTACGGTATTCACCGTTGTCGGAGAGGTACTTTGTGCCAACACCGTTATTAACAAGATTCATGGAATTCCAGGCACAGACATATGTTTTATCATCTGTATAAACGGAAATTATCATTCCACTTACTACTAAATTTGCATTTAACTCAAAGTTGTTAAGTCTAGACTTATTGATAGTCAACCCATATGACCCTTCATCCTTTGTTATACTAAGAGGGAAATACACAGTGTTAACACGTGCTAAAGACACTCTATTTTCATAAGCATCAACTACCTTTTGATAATTTTCATCTGATAATGTACCACTTTCATTTGGAAATAAAGTTGTCAAGTCAAGGTACTGATTGCTCGCCACTATCTCCGACCACGCCCCATTGTTACGCCCGTAGGTTTTTCCGTCCTTTGGAGCATCTACCGTAATAGCCGCATCTTCTCCTGCTGGGCCTTGCGGACCTTCTGGACCTCGATCTCCTTTATCGCCTTTCGGGCCCTGTTCTCCCGTAGGACCTTGAGGGCCAGGATCGCCTTGAATACCCTGCAAACCTTGAGGACCTATATCACCTCTTTCACCTTGAGGTCCTTGAGGACCGGTATCACCTTTGTCACCTTTTGGACCCTGAGCACCTTGAAGCGGACCATTGTTTTTCCACACGGAATTGATTGCATCATAAATATAAATGTCGTACGGAACACCTTTACCAACGCCATAAGCATCACCAGCTTGTGGGGAAACTATTCCAGACTCTAATTCTTCCTGCGTGCTAAAATATCCAAGTACCTTAAAACCACTTCCCGTATCTCCTTTATCGCCTTTTACTCCCTGCTCGCCTTTAGGCCCAACAGGGCCTTGTGGACCAGTTTCGCCAATAGGTCCCTGCGGGCCTGTTTCTCCTTGAATCCCTTGTTCTCCTCTAAGACCTTGCGGACCAATATCACCCTTTTCACCCTTCAATTCTGCCTTATCTTCTTCCGTCAAATCAGAAAAATGCAATTTCAGCTCGTCTTTCTGTTCCGGCGTTAGATCGGAAAACTTCAACTTCAAATCATCGTAAGGGACAAGTACACGATAAGCTGTATCTTCTTCACTGGTGTACTTCCATTCAATGCCTGTGCTACCGGTACGGAAAACAGGAGTATCACCGGCAGTACCTTTCAGATCGGACAAAGCAACAAGATTCTGCCAATTACCGTCTGTATAACGCCATTGGATATAGGTTTTATCCTGATTTACCTGCAAGAATACTTCACGTCCATCTACACCCTTCAAGACAGACAGAGCAACACGTACAAGCTTGTATGTGCTACCCAATACTTGAAAGGCGGGAAGAGAGGACACACCGGTAAGTGAACTTACCTCTTCGTACTGCCCCGGATCTTTCGCCGTAGACGCAATCAAATCCTCCACCGCTGCCGCAATCTTCTGCAAGTCTTCCGGCGTGATCGTTGTCCCGTCTGATAATATGATATCTCCTGCTGCCATAGGTGTTAATCTATTTTATTCCTCTGTTCAAAAATTGATTTTGCATCCGCCAATGCCGCTGTATAT